CTGGTGTAATAAATTCTCAATGGGGATTAATGAAAACCGCTTCTGACGCATTTAGAATAGGAAGAGGCTCTTCATCTTCATCTTTTCTTGAAATTATAAATAATGGTAATGTAGGTATTGGAACTAATTCACCTGCTTATAAACTTCATGTTGCTGGTGATATTTATTCATCTGCTACTATTAGAACTGCTGCTCAAAATAAAGCTATAGTATTAAGTAATGATGCCAGTCCTGCTTGGATTAGTGCTCTTGAAGGTCAAGTAATATTCAATACTGGTAAAGCTATTCGTTTTGGTGGAACTGCTTGGGATTGGAATCAATGGGCTGGTCTTAAATATAATCATTCTGATAAAACTATTTATCTTGGTATAGCTGATGGTTCTGCATTTAATGCTAATACTCCTCAATTTGATGGTACACTTAGACTTGCAGGTATTAAGACTATAATTCCTAATGCTGGAGCTAGAATTGGAGGTAGTGGTGGTGATTTATATTTAGGTAATGGTAATAATACTAATTGGGTGAAAGTTCAAGACATGTGTAGTCAAGTAGATAGTAATAATTGGAAAATAATGCAAGGTGGTTATGCTCTTTTTAAAGATATAACTATTATTAATACTGCTACTATTAATGGTTCTACTCATATTAATAATTTATTAACAGCTAAAGGTATAATGCCTACCACGGCTGATGTAAATGCTTTTGGTACTAATGTAAATAATTGGGATGGTAGTATTGCAGCTAATGTTACTAATATGTTTAATGGTATTCCTCAAGAAAATATACAAGTAGAATATTCAATGGATAATGGTGCTACTTGGAATACATATTTTGGTAATCCAGAAAATAGATTTAATCTTATAAACGATAATGCTAGAGGATTTAATTATTATTTAGGGTCTAATAATTTACTTGGTGATACTGAGGCTGATAAACTTGCTCAAATAAAGAAAAATCAACTTAGGGTTACTGTTAAGATTCCTGATGAAATATATCAAGAACTTAGTTGGATAAGTGTTGATGTAAATAATGGAGTTGATATAAAATGCCAAGTATATTTTGGAAGTAGTACTGGTGGTTATAAAGAATATGTTTCTAAAATAATGAAAGGATGGTCACACAAATGTGATATTTGTGTTGGTCCTAATAATGTAAATGTTGGTAATGATAGTTATCGTTATGTAAGATTAGTATTTAGTCATCTCAATACTCATACTGCTTTACGTAATGGTATTGTTGCTAAAATTAGAGCTTTAGCTTTAACTAAATATAACTATAATGATAACAGATATACAATTAGTACTACTGGTCATATATATGATTATGATGCTTATATGAATACTTACTTCCCTAATAGCATTCTTGCTAAAGGTGGAGTTACAGCTTATCAATCTTCTGACATCCGCTTGAAGCAGGATTTGCGGAAGCTGGACTACTTGGGCATCATCAAGGCAATGGGTGGCACATTCGGCTTTGCTTGGAAGAAGGACAATACAAGGTCTATCGGTTGGATTGCCCAGCACGTCTTGTGCAACCCTCACTTAAAGGACATCGTTGAGACGGACGAGAAGGGCTACTACAAGATTAACTACTGGTCTCCGAAGCTGATTGCAACGGCATTTGGTGCTATCGAGCAGGTGGGCGATGAGGTCAGCAGGTTGAAGGCTCGGGTGGTCTTCCTCGAATCAGAGGTTCAGCGATTGAGCGGAGATAAGGAAGACTGCAACAAGAAGAGATTAGATAACAAGAATATTAATTCATTAAATTAGATTAGAAAATGGAGAATTTAAAGATTAACAAGAAAAGTGAACAGACAGCTGCCACTTACACCAAGGGCGGCTATCGAGTAGAAATCACCTACAATGTTGACAAGACGGGTGGCAACATTGAGAGCATCAATATGAGTATCTATGGTGACCCAAATGGTAATTATCTCGGCAATGCGAACGCAAGCTCCAACGGCAGCGAACTGACCTACAACATCAGCGGTGTTCCGCAGAGCAAGCTCAGTGAGGTATCAGCATTGATTAAGGAGGTTAATTCCGCTATCGCCGCTAATATGGCAAGCGAGGTAGCAGAGTAAGTATCGTGAGTATTAACGCAGGGTGGCTCTTATAGAGCTGCCTTGCCTAGTGTTTTAAGTTCTAAAGATTAAGCGTATGAAACGATTTATATTATGGCTTGCGAAAGTGTTCAATGTAACAGTAGAGCGAGTTGTTACCAAAGAAGTTGTAACAGAATAAGGAACTGAAGTTGAATATTAAAAAAATAAAGATTATGTCTTACAATAGTGAAAATGGAATTATTAGTGCTCCTGTTAGCATTGATGATGTTAAACGAGCTCTTGGAGAGAGTAGCAATGACCTTGCTACTCTTTGTAAGAGTGAAAATATAAATATATGGAGTAAGTATAAACCTATTAATTGTAAAGGTGAATTTAAAGAATATCCTATTAGAGAAGACTCTGATGAAATAGTAACATCTTCATATAATAAATATACTTGTGTTGTTCGTTGTGGTATGAATATACCTATGGACACTTATAAGAACTTACGTTATAATTATGGTGGAGAAGGTTTTGCTATTGAAGCATGTAAATATCTTTATATTGATAATGTATATGGAGTTAGAGGTATTGATAAAGATGCAAGTGCTAATTCGCATACTGTATATGCTTCAGGAAAACATTTTCCAAAAGGTGGTGCTAATTCTCCTTATAGATTAGGTGATTTTAGAAACTATAATAGTAAAGCAATAAGTAATATGTTCCAATCTTCTATTCCTACGTTATTTAATGTTGAAATTTATTATTCTTCAACTCCTAAATTTAATTGTGTTCTATATAAGAATACAAATGTGGATGATAATACAAATGTTACTATGGAAGATATAATTACCGATTTGTATTTAGCTTGGTCTTTTTGGATTCAAATTTGTTATGATTCACCATATAATAATACTGATAAGATTTATAAAAATTATTATGTTGGTAATTGCGAAAAACCAACAGATTTTATATATGCAAGTAGAGAAATAACTTTTGATGTAGGTAATGATAAAGATGTTACTATTGTACCTTTTTTAGCATATACTCGTAATGCAACTTTATATGATAATACAAAAATAATTTTTATATCTCCTCCGGGTGCTATTAGTTTTAAATATTATCCTAGACAAATTAATATGGAAAGTATTAAAAGTGGTTCTAGTGGTTTTGTTGATTTCTCATCGTTGAGACAATTAGTTGGTGCTACTTGTATTTGTAAAGCTAGAATATATAAACTTCCTGATGCTACATTTACAGTTAATGATGGTATATTTAGAAGCGTTTGTACGTATGGTAATAATAAGACAACATACGGAAGAGGTTATGTGTCTAATAGCTCTGGTCAAGATACAGGTTCTGTAACTATTCCTGAAGGTGATAGAACAGATTATGTTGAAATATATATAAGATTTGATAATATTTATGATGGAGGTTATTATGGACAAATGTGTCAATTATCTTTTGAAATTAATATAGATGGTGGATGGAAACAAGTTCCTCCAGGAGGTAGTTATATTATGTATTAAAACGTAGATGTTCTTAATATAATAAATGTGCTAGAAATGTATTTGTGGTTTACGTTCTCACCGAGAAAGCAGACACGTTACGACCTAGTGATTACCCAACGTGGGGAAGCTGATTTTTAAAATTCGTAAATTTTGCTCCTCCTGCATTGCTATTCGGAATTATTTTCTTAACTTTGCAGTGTTAATAGGAAAGATATTCTACTATGGCAATCTGGCGAAGAATATTGTATAACATAAAAATAAAGAAACAATTATGAAAAAGATTAAGACAATCGAGGCTGTTGCAGCCTACAGAACATTGAAGGCATTGAAGACATCATCAATGAGTGATGATGCCGCTATGCGAGTTTGGAAGAATATGAAGGCTCTGCGCCACGTAGCCGATACCTACGACAAGGATGTGGAGGAAGCACAGGAGAGTTTGAAGGACGATAAGTTCGAGGAGATGCAGCGCAAGCTCCAGGAGTGCCAGCAGTTGGAGCAGAAGCACGCCAATGAGGGCTACGAATACACCAAGGACGATTCAGCCAAGTTTGCGGAGGTCAACCAGTACTTCTTCAATCAGAAGCAGAAGACAGAGAAGTACTTCTCAGACCTTGCCAATGCCGAGGTAGAGGTAGCCATCGAGGACGTTGACGAGAAGGAGCTGTTCAAGGCAGCGAAAGATTGCGGCTTGAAGTTCGCTGATATGGAGAGCCTTGAGGTTGTGATAGGATAAACACTAATAGCGTTAGAATTTGGTAAGGAAGCCGTTCTAACGCTATTTTTGCAGCCATCTACTTTCAGATTGTTACTTTTTATAAAGTTTAACACAAAAATATTCTCATTTTCGCTGGTTTTGTGCAAAAGAGTGTATCTTTGCACCATCATTTAATTAAAATCAACGCTTATGAATAAAGAAGACGAAGACAACCTGTTAAAGTGGTTGAAAGACAAAGATGTCAGTGAGGTTATGGACTTACTGATGCGACACGGTAATCGGTATAGCAGAAGGATTCTGAAATTTTTCAGATGGTTTTGCAAGTACGTTCCTATCACGCTTATGTGCTTTCATGCATACGGCATTTATGAATTCTCTCAGCATCCTCGTGAAATGTTCATCCCTTATGCGGAGAATGCAACTTGCTATCTCTACATATATTTTATGGTGTACGTCCTGCCAATGGTTTTGATATTAGCAAGCCGATTTTTCTTCTTGTGTTGGAGATACCGCATTCCCTTCTTCTACTTTGCAAGCATCAATGCGGCTCACATTGTGGAATGGAGCTGGTATACCACCAAAGATATGGTAGATTCTTGTTTTACAGTCATGGTAGTAACGGCAATATTCTATCTGTACTCTTTTACTGATTTGTTTATCAGCAGGTCAAAGTTAGGACGTAAAATCTGTGCATAATGGGAAAGATATTGAATTATAAGATGCTCGGAACGGCTTTTAAGTCGCTGAGTGATGCTTGCTTTAAGGCTGACGAGCAGCAGCGAAATGGTGAGGTCATCACCGCTTGCGGAATGAGTGATGATGACCTAGATAGATTGTGTGACATCATCCCCGATATGCTTAACCCGATGATGAGCACCGAGGAAGTCAAGGAGAAACTGCATGTTTCTGATGCTACGTTGAACAGGATGGTCGCTAGGGGTGACATTCCGAACGGAGAATGCAAAAAGCGAGGGCACACCCGATATTTTAAGAAGTGGGATATACTGCACTTCATTAAGAGTAAGAGAAAATAATAGTTGAACATGTAAGTATTCCTTACAAGTTGAGTAAGAGAGGTAAGTGATTGCCTCTCTTTTTTATATGTTAGAATAAAGTTTTGCACTTTTTCGTGAAATCTATTTGATGATTAAATATTTTGTTGTATATTTGCAGCGTTATTGTTTAATCATCAAATAGTTATAGTATGGCAGATAGAATTAAAGATATTGTTGTAGGCGTAGTTCTTGCACTCCTCGCCTATCTTAAACCGATTGAAGGCGAGTTGTCTTCGCTTATGATCGTCTTCACCCTCAACTTTATTTTCGGTTATCTTAGTGGCATGATTGCAAAAGGAGAGAACTTCGAGTTGAAGAAAGCAGTTGTGTGCATCGGTCACGCTACCGTGTTCTTCGTTCTTTGCGCAGCAGTATATGCAATCGGGCGATTCAAAGGACAGATGGAAGGCTCGGTCCAATGCGTTTCCTTTATCTCGTACCTAGTATTATGGTTCTACGGATGCAATATTCTTAAGAACTTGAAACAGATTTTCCGAAAGGGAACACCACCTTGGTATGTAGTGAGTTTCCTCTATTATCTCATGCGCTTCAAATTTATCGAGAAGATTCCATATTTGTCAGACTATCTAAATTACACGGAAAAGGAGGAAAAGATATGATGTTAGCGATTATTATGGTGGCAGCTATTATAGTAAGCATTATTGTATTTGGCTGCATTATTCAAAGAAATGATTATAGCGAGGAGGAGAAGTAAACATGGCTGATTCTAGTAAACTCGTTCCGTTTATCCTCAGTTGGGAAACGGACAAATACACAAATAACAAGAAAGATAAGGGCGGTCCAACAAAATACGGCATCACCCTTGCGACCTGGAGGAGAGTCGGGTATGATAAGAATGGTGATGGTGTCCTTAACGAGGAAGATGTAAAACGCCTTACTGAGGAAGACTTTCATCGAGTTTTCAAGCAGAACTATTGGAATGCTTGCAAGGCAGATAAAATACAGGATCAGAGCGTAGCCAATATGCTAGTAGACTTCGCTTATAATAGCGGAGTCAGCAAAGCGGTAAAACATCTGCAACTTGTATTAGGTATCACAGCAGATGGTATCATCGGTAATAAGACGCTGTATGCCATTAATAAATCCAATGGAGAAAGACTATTCGAAGCCTTCAAGAAGGATAGAAAAGCTTATCTAAAGAGAATTGCAGTCGGTGACCAGAAAGGTTTTCTTAAAGGGTGGCTTCGCAGACTTAGCTACATTACGTATTCTAATCTAAAATTGAATAAATGATGAAATGGTATGATATAAGATTTTGGAAATGGGCAACCATTACCCTAGTGGTAGGTCTTGCGCTTGTTTCTGTCTTAGGGTGCAGTACTCCTAGAGCAGTAACTACACAAACCTTCATCACAGACAAGCAGAGTGAAAAGAAATTCGATTCCCTCTTCACTACCCGATTGTCTTATGCCTTCGAGCAATGGCAACATATCCAAAAGCGAGAAACAGAAAAGGCTACAAAAGATAGCAGCTATGTAAAAGATAGCACAGCAACCCGATATGATGCGCAAGGGAATAAGATTGGTGAAGATCGTTTTCATTACGAGAGTCACTATTTATTTGAAAAGGAACGAAGAATGCTACTCGATACCATCAGTACATATAAAGCATACAAAGATAGCTTTATATATTACAGAGAAAGATGTGACTCATTATCAAAGATTGGTACCTCTCAGTTCTATAAGATTAACGCTCCTTCTATAAAAGAGAAATCTCTGTCAAGTATGCAGAAGATATTCTTAAAAACGGGGCAGATGTTTTGGTTCTGCTTTATACTCATAGTTATGTACTTATTATATATATCAAGGAAGAAAAAGAAATGTTCTTAGAAAAGTTGTTTAATTAAGGTTTTAAGATTTATTTTTGGATAACTAGGGCGACTACTCGTGATGAGCGGTCGCCCTTTTTGTTTGCAAAGTAAATTCTTCCGTTCTAAGAGGATAAAAATGAGTCTACCTACTATCACCATAAACCACTGATTTATAGCCACTAACAAAAACCATGATAGCCTTATAGCTTATTTCAAAACAATTTTCTAACTTTGCACACGTAACGTTACAAATAGTGTTAGTTAAATATTAAGGTTAAATTAAAAATTCGGGATATGGAAAGTAAAACTTACGTGTTCAATCCAGAGAGCGGCACAAGCGGCACAGGCTCTAATGGAATCTTGGCTATGCTTCCTGCACTCATGCAGAGACAGGGTGTTGACCCAGGTCTTATTGCACTCTTGAACAACCGTGGAAACGGAAATGGTTGGGGTGAAGACATCTTTGCAATCCTCCTCTTGTTCATCCTTATGGGCAATAATGGTATGGGGTTCTTCGGAGGTAATCGCTGCATGGGTTCTAACGGACAGGGCGGTGTTGTGCCAATGCTTAACAATGATGCCAATACAGCCGTTATCATGCAGGCTGTTCAGCGCAATGGTTTCGACGTTCAGAGCTTGGCTACAGCCCTCAACACATCAAGTGACGCAGTCATGGCTGCAATCAATGGCTTAGGTCATCAGATTTGCAACCTCGGCAATCAGATGGGCATGAATGCTAATCAGATTTTGACTGCTATCATGCAGGGTAACAATGCCATCGCTACTCAGTTGGCAGAATGCTGCTGCAAGACCAACAATGCCATAACTGCAATGGACGGCAACATCAAGTTGTCTATCTGTCAGCAGACACACGCCATCAATGATACGGCAAATGCCAACGCTTTGATGCTCCGTGACAAGGCAGATGCTAACAATCAGTCTGTCTTGGCTAAGTTGGATCAGATGCAGACACAGGCAATGCAGGATAAGCTCGATGCTTTGAGAGAGAAGAACAGTGCCCTGCTTGCTCAGATTTCCAACGAGCATCAGACACAGGCTTTGCAGGCTTATCAGGCACAGGTCATCACACCAGTAAATGCAGCTTTGGCTGCACTGCAGGCGGAGGTGGCTGGTATCAAGTGCAAGTTGCCTAATACCATCAGTGTTCAGTACCCTCAGTACGGAGTATTCAACAAGGACGTTTATACTGCTGCCGCCATGGGAGCTTATGCAGGTGATGTAGCGGCTTCTCGTTCAACTGTAGGATGCGGTTGTTAGGAAAGGAGGTAACTATGTTCCCTTTATATCCATTCAATCCATTTATTCCAATCGGTCAGAGAAACCAAATCAAACGTATTGATGTAGGAGGTATCTATGAACTGAAGACAAATGCTCAACAGGTCACAGATGCTAGTGTTGATTATGGTATCAATCCTTGCTACTACAATGCTTTGCCTTGCGAGTGCATTGTACTCTTGAAGATACATCAAGGAGTTGCCGCAGCAAGTGCAGCACTTCCTGTCACAATCGTAACTCCAAATAGTGGCTCTACCACTGTTAACGGAACTGCCAACACTAGCGGAACAGCTTCCGGTACAACAAAGGTGCCAGTTGTTGATCATGCGGGAAATGCAGTGACGGGAGCTAGCGTTTCTGAAACTACGGAGGCTTTGGCATACATCAATAAGAAGAGCGGTATTATCCGACTGCTTGGGTTTCAGCAGCCTACAGGCGGCTAACAGAGTATTAACTATGGGACAGACTGAAAAGTCTGCCCCTTTAAAAGAGAAAGAAAATGTTTCAAGGACTAAGACAGTCTTCTCTCTTCTACATCTTAGACAAGGGAGGAGAAAAGCCGACTCTAAGAATCGGTCAAGTAATATCGGTCAGCAATCCTCAGCAGAAATATCCTAGCTACGTGCCAGGACAGACTCCGACATTGGAGACGACCGTTGATGTTAAGGTACAAGTAGAAGACCAGCAGGTCAATTTCGAAAAGCTGCCATCTACCGCACAGATAGTGAACTTCGGCAATGAAGGTGTTGTTGTCAGTGACAGCAGAGAAGCTATGTGCGCAGAGATTGATGCTATGTTGCGACATTCAAAGGGAGTCGTGGAAAGTGTAGATTACCACAATGGAGTTATAAGCTCCTGCGAGGAAATGCTCACTAGAATCAACCCACAGATTGCTAAGGAAAAGCAGCAGGAAAAAGACATCAATAACCTCAAATCAGAGGTCAGCGGCATGAAGGGAACGCTATCCAATATTGAATCTATGCTGTCTAAGGCTTTGAGCGGTAACAATTTTAAAAAGTAATTGCTATGGGATATATGGTAGAAATTACGGAAAACAAGTTCGATGAGCTTGTTGACAACTGCGAGGAAATGGTTCGAGCAGGTGGCAAGGTTATGAAGTGCTTGGATAGTCTGAAGCGTGAGCGTATGGGTAATCGTATGCCAATGCCAGACTATCGTGACAAGTGGGACGATGAAGATTGGCGTGACGAAGACCGCTATGGAGAGCGACGCTACTATGGTCGCCGTGGCGGTGGACGTTACTAATGTTTAATTCGGTGGTGGGGATTTTTCCCTGCCACCCTTAAAAGAAAGAGCTATGGGAAAATGTAGAATGCCTTTGGATGCTTACGATATGAAGCCAGAAGGAATGATAGCATATCTGAGATATAATGGCTGGCACTTCAACAAGAAGGCTTGCGAATGGGCAGTCAGTCAGATGAGAAAATACAACCCAGTCACCAAAAAGGATGAGGAGGTTGACTATATGGATAAGGATAAGGTTGAATCCATCCTTACCAAGCAGGGAGTGACACTTGAAAATAATGTAGGCTATGATCATGTCTATGTGGCAAACATGGTTAAGGCTGATTTCTATAAGTCTTCCATCGAGGACGAAGCTCACATGGCTTTGTTCGTGAAAGATATGGTTGATGATACCGATCAGAAGGATGGCTTCATCTTTAATAGATTTTATGCCGATTGCAACCATAATGGCATCGGCATTCCATGGGATGATATTTTATGATAAGTCAAGAGATATATCTAGAAAAGTACGATTGGAAAGTTCTTGTGTTTTACGGTTTGGAATCATCAGATACCGATGAGGTATGCAACTCCCTTGTGCAGATAGGCTGCACAGAAAAGGCAGTCGAAAGCGCAAGGGAGCATTGCTTACGAGGAATACCGAACACAGGTCTTACCTACTCCAATCTTGCAGGTAGGAAGAGCGTGGTTGCTATTAGCAGGACCACATCAGAATATGAGTTCGTGAATACTGCCACACACGAAATGTTTCATGTTGTCACTCATATCTGCGAATCACTAGGTATTGACTTGAAAGACGAAGAGCCTTGCTATATGATGGGATGGCTCTGCCAGGCAGTTAGTAGGATATTCATTTAAAATTTAGAAATATGACGGACATTAAATTAATGGTGGATGCTGCAAGGCAGCTAAACCAAACTTGGAACGAATGCAGCAAGAATGCTGAAGAAGAAAGTACACCCGAGGTGTATAACGCTATGTGTGAGGTTGATGAAGCTGTTATCAACCTCGTTGAAAAAATCAGCCTTTGTTTAAAGGAAAAGGCAATTGTTGATATGTATGGAGTCTCAGAATTATCAAAAACGCATAAGTCAATTATAGAGAGAAACAAGGTTTAAAACCATGTAAAACAAATTTACTAAACTTCAATAGTGTTCTATAAACAACTGACAGCCAATTAGTTGCCGTTTTAGTTATAGTTAACACCATTGAAGTTTAGTTAAGTTAACCAAAAGTTAAATCTTTATTTTAAGCCTATCTAAGACCACACATTTTCTTATTTATATATCTACATCAACCACAAAAAACAGCGCAATAAGCTAGAAATCAACTATTTATATCATTTCTAGATTATTTTGTAATATCATTTTACTGAAAAATATAGTCTATAACCTTCCTATTTGCATCATCAATTTTTTGCTGATTGAAATTGATGTAAACCTGTGTCACTTTTGCACCTGTAGAGAAAGAATGTCCTAGGGCATGGCTTATCACATCAACGGGTATATCGAGTTCACTAGCTATTGTTGCCCAAGTATGACGAGCCCAGTAAGATGTTAGATTTTCAAAACCTTCAATGCTTTGCAATATTTTTCCCCATGATGCAGTAAACGTATGGACGCTTGCGTATTGATCGAGAATACAGAGTAGATACTTTCTCCCTCTATATTTGTCTATGATGGCTAATGCTTCGGGCTCAACCTTGATGCTATATAGCTTCTGTGTCTTTTGTCGTTTATAGTGTATATAGCCATCTTGCCCTATCTCAGTGAGGTTGCAAAGGTCAGCTACATTGATGCCTATAAGAAACAAAGATAGTTTGAACATATCGACAGCCATGGTTTGCTTCTCGCTCCCATGGAAAGAAAATAATCGGTGCAATTCGTCAATAGTCAGAGAACGCTTAATTGTAGGCTCAGACTTAATCTTGAATACACGAAAAGGATAAGACATCGTTATCTCATTCGCCATGGCATCACGGAATACAGCTCTGATATTGCGAAAATGAATACTCCTTCCATTTACAGACGGAGAAGATTGAAGAAGAAACGCATCGAAACCACTAAGCCAATCCTTAGTAATATCCTCGAAGGTTTTCGTCTTAATCTTAGCATCATACTCAGCCATACGTTTTGCAGTTACAAGATAAATCTCCTTCGTCCTCTTAGCTGTGCGCGATTCTGCATAAGACAGGAAACGGCTGTAAAAGCCATTTGCGGTTACTGCGGTTGGCTCCATGATTTCTACAACCTTGTTTTTAATTTGTGTAGCTGTCAATTTGGTTAACTCACCTTTCTTCAATAATTCGAGAACGATATTTGATACTGTACTTTTTTGGGTATCAATATAGCTCTGCAGGTTTGCTTTGTCTGGTCTATTCTTGATACGTTCCTTACTAGTGTCCCATTGAGTTGGTAATATCTTCACACCAAGATTGATGTACGCAGAAGAGCCCTGTTTGTTAATACCAATTTTAAGAGGGGCTTCATCACCTCTCTTAGAACTACGCTTATCTAAGTATATGTGAATTGTTACTGCCAT